GAATACCAAAGCGTACGAGCTATTAATGGCTTCGATCCTAAGGACGTAGAAATCCCGACAGAAGGCGAAGAAAAGGGTTCCGTAGTGATTAACTACAACATTAAGCCGACTGTTGCAATGGATAAATTGTACGCTATTTGTTACGTTAAATAAGGAGTTTAAATAATGGCTGAAGTTCAAACTATGAACGCTAAAGACGTTGTATCCGCTAAAGAAGGTCGTGCTTTTATTACGATCGAAGGTAAACGATACAATTTCTTCAATATTAAAAATTTAAAAATTACTACCGATAAAGAAACTGAAAAGATCAATATCTTAGGTGAGCGAGTAGAACAGACTAAAAGCGTAGGCGCTAAAATTTCCGGTTCTATGACAGCATATAACGTTACTAATTACTTCGACGAATATATGGATCGCTTTATCAATCGCGGTAAAGACTTCTATTTTGACATTCAAGCAATTAACGAAGATGCTACGTCCGATACTGGCGCTCGCACTACTATTTATCGTAACTGCTGTATGACTAAGTATTCTGAAGTTGTATTCGATGTAGACGGTAAATACCTTGAACTCGATATGGACTTTATGGTAGGCGGCGTTAAACGCCCTCAACGATTTAAAGATCTTGACGGTATTCACGCCTAATTAAAACACAATAAGAGGGCCTAATTAAGCCCTCTTCTATGATATAACGGAGATAAAAAACAATGTCAGAGATTAAAAATATGTCTTTAAATGGCTTCTTTAAAAATAAAGCTAAACAGATAGACGACGTACGTGTCGTAGTATCTGAACGCTTTACCGATAAAGAAGGTAAACCTTTAGAATGGGTATTACATCCTATTAGTACTAAATTAGTAGAAGAAATTACTAAGAAAAATACGGTTACTAAACTCGTAAACGGTCAAAAAATTAAAGAAACTAACGAAGAAAATCTTAACGCCGGCCTATTAGAACAAGTCGTATTATTTCCTCGTCTTAACGACGCAGAATTACAAGACTCTTACGGCGTAACTAACGTTAACGACTTATTGGGCGCTATGTTGTATCCGGGCGAAACTCAAGTATTAATCCAAGCATTACAAGACGTTATGTCCGGTAAAACTAATACGGTATCCGAGTTAAAAAACTAATTAAGGAGAACCCCGAGGCATATCTCTATCATCTGGCTCTCCAGTATTATCATATAACTCCGCTCGAGCTTAATTCGATGGACGAACAGGAACGTAATTTTATATTCGCTTCTATATCGACTCGATTTGACGAGCGGAAAAAAATTCAAGAAGAACTTAAAAAACACAAGTCGGGAGTAGAATATGTCTATATTATCTAACACTATCAAACTTAACGACGGTGTTTCTCCTGTATTACAAAATATATCTCAGAGCGCAGCTCGATCCTCTACGGCTATGTCGTCTTTCGGTCAGCATATGGGCGGCGTAGCAGATAAAGCTACTAGAGCATCTGGTTCTCTTATGAACATTAAATCAATATTTTTAGGGTCATTAGGTGCTAATATAGCAGCTGCTGCTATAGCTAAAGTAGGCGATGCATTAGGTAGTGTATTAGATATGGCTGAAGAATACGCTACTATTAATGCTCGGCTCGGTCTTATTGCGGGTTCACAAAATAATGTAATAGCGCTTAACCGTGAAATATACGAGTCGGCTAGACGTTCCCGTACTGCTTATTCCGATGTGGCAGAAATGGTAGCTAATCTATCTCAATCGGCGCACGATGCTTTCCCAGACCCTCGAGAGACGGTTCAATTTGCCGAAACAATTAATAAGGCTATGGCTATTGGCGGTACTAAAGGTCAAGCTAAAAAGAATGCTGTACTCCAGTTAACGCAAGGCTTAGCATCCGGGCAACTACAAGGCGACGAATTCAGAAGTATCGCCGAAAACGCTCCGATAATCGAGAATATCATTGCGAAGACGATGGGCGTATCGAGGGGCGAATTAAAGAAATTAGCCGCCGACGGTAAAATCACGGGCGAAGTTATTAAAAAGGCTATGATAGAAAATGCAGCCGAAATCGAGGAACAGTTTAGGAAACTACCTCATACGATGTCGGATTGGGTAACCGATATTCAGTCGGTAGCGCAATATGCATTTGCTCCGTTATTCGACGTTATTAACGAATTATCGAATAGCGAAGAATTTAGGCAATTTATCGACAGTATCGAGAATAACATACAGTATATAGCCCCTATTATTAAGAATGTAGCTAACGAAATATCGTATGCCTTTAAACAGATGCTTACGTTCGGTCAAAAGGCATTTAGTTTCTTACAGGAACATAGCGGTATCGTAACGGTAGCTCTATATGCTATCGGTGCAGCGGCTGCTTATTCGGCTATTGTATTCGGTATCGATACGGCTGCTAAAGTAGCTAATACTATAGCTAACTATGCGTTAGCGGCTTCTCAATGGAGTTTAAACGCTGCTATAGCTGCTAATCCTGTCGGACTTATAGCGATAGCTATTATAGCGGTAATCGGTGCTATTCACTTATTAGTAATGGCTTACGATGAAGTAACCGGTAGTACCTATACTACGGTCGGTGTTATTGCCGGTGTATTCGGCGGATTATTTGCGTTCCTATATAACGGAGTAGCGTATACATGGAATATCTTTATTATATTCGCTAATTTCCTATTAACGGTATTCGATAATCCGGCTAAGGCTATTAAAAATCTATTTGGTAGTCTATGGAATAATATCGTCGAATTTACCGTAAGCGCTATTAATACGATACTCGATGTAATGCGTAAGGTACCGTTCCTTAAAAGCTTATTAGAAGGCGTAGGTCCGGCTGTAGCTGCTAATTTCCAAGTTAAAGTCGACTCGGGTCCTTTAGATAACTATAAAATGGGTACGATGAATGTTCTCGAGACGGCTAGTGCATGGTAAGATAAAGGCGACGGAGTGGTTGGCGGTATCAGCAATATATTTACTTCTAAGCAGCCAGATAATAATGCTACGTACGACGGTAAAGTCGATGCAGTAGCTAAGGCGGCCGGCGATACGGCTAAGAATTCTAAAAAAACCGCTAAAAATACCGAGAAGATGGCTAATGCTATCGACTTAACTGAAGACGAGATCGATCGTTTACATCAAGGTATTATGAACGACGCTATTAAACAATGGTCTAATAGAACTATTCATATGAACATCACTAATAATAATAATATTGATAGTAGTGTAAATTATGGTGAGTTCATAACGGACTTTGCTAGTGGTTTAGGCAGCGCATTTGAACGCAATACCGGGGAGGCTCTATAATGTATTATTTCTATCTTAACGATACGCAATTACCGATACCTCCTAAGGCTCTTACGATTAACTATTCCAATAAGAACGAGACGCTCGATCTATTAAGTGTCGGCGAAGTAACTATACCGAAACCGATGGGATTAACGAACTTTAGCTTCGAGATTTTACTTCCTAATAGCAAGTATCCCTTTAATCAGTCTATTCTACATAAGCACGAAAAGGCCGAGTATTATATGACGAGAATCCTCAAGATGAAACGAGATCGACAGCCTGTTCATTTCATCGTCGTCAGAATGAAACCTAACGGCGAAATGATTAGTATGTTAAATCAACGTGTTACGGTCGAAGATCTTACTCATAAAGAAGATACGGATTACGGCTTCGATGCTCGTTTAGAGATTAGCTTAAAAGAATGGCGTGATTACGGTACGAAGAAGGTGATTATCGATAATGAAAAAGACGGTACGTTAACAGCTCATATTGAAGATAATCGTCCGTCCGATAAGATCCCCGATAAGGAAGTTAAAGCCGGTCCTAAGGCTACGTTATTACGAGCCGTTAAAGAACAGTTCGGAAACACTAATAATTTATTTAGAATAGCCGCCCTTAATAAGATCACGGTACCGTGTTATTTAGAAGGCGGTCAAGCTATTAATATGTATAAGCAAGGTAAGGTCGACGATATATGGAAGAATTTAATTCAGTAGAAATAACCAATGCGCCGCTCAACCTCACTTATGAACTCACCGTCCAGAATAAAAATAAAAAAGATATGCTATTAATAGAGCCTCAAGACGGGATTACCCTAGATCGTAGTCCCGATCTTGCTCCGGCTAAATTAACGTTTAATGTATTAAAAGATCCTTTACTCGATATCCAAGAAGGCGATTTAGTTAACTTTAAGGTTAACGGCGAACTTATATTCGTAGGATATATATTCGAAAAGAGCCGTTCTAAGAATAATATCATTCAAGTAACGTGTTACGATCAATGTCGTTATTTAAAGTCGGAAGGCTATTATATCTTCGACGGTAAGAATTCGGCATCTGAATTGATTATAGCTCTTTCTAAAGACCTAGGTATTAAGTTAGGCGAAATAGCGCCGACAGAATATAAGATATCTCGTGTATTCGACGGTAAATCGTATCAAGATATCTTATTAACGATGCTTAAATTAACGTCGATTAACTCGCCTAAAATACCGGTTAAAGCTTTAAATGCTAAAAAGACTAAAACCTTAAACCCCGATAAATATCGAGGCGGTTATAGCGGTTTAGATAACGTACGTATGGATAAAGATAGTCATGCAGAACGTACTTTAAACCCAGAAAAAGCCGATCATACATTCGACGAGATTAGTACCGATGTTAAACGCAAGCCTATCTATGTAGCTTATGACGATAACGGCTTATTAACCGTTAAAGAGCTTAACGATATGGTTACCGACATATTAATCGATGCTAGTCAAGTCGAGGATTACGAATATATATCTTCTATCGACAGAAATACCTTTACTCAAATCTTAGTCGTTAGGGAAGCTAAAACCGGTAGCGATAAACATAAAGAAGCCTATCGTACAGGCGGAGCATATGCCCTAGAAGAGACTAAACGTTGGGGCGTATTACAAAAAGTGTACAAACCCGACGAGAAAGATCTTAATGCTATCGAAAAAGCTAAGACTATGCTCGATAATTTAGCCAGAAAAACGCATACGTTACGCTTAAAAGGCTGTTTAGGGCGTACGGTAATACGTCCGGGTTCTGGTATATGGCTTAACTTCGATATCGGCGATCAAATCCTTAACGAGCTAGTATATGTGCAAGCCGTAACTCATAACTTTAGCAATAATAAGCATACTATGGATCTTGATATTATCTACTTCGATAAACAAGAACCAGTTATTACTACTATAGATAGAGGCGATGCAGAAATTGCTAGAAGACTTGCTAATAGTAAGAAAGGTAAATCTGGGAAAGGTGGTACAGCGAGCGTGAATAAAGGATCAGCTAATGCGAGCGCCGTTCAAGCTGGCTTAAATTCCATCGAAGGTACTCCTTCTCCGTATGGTTCAGAAGGCTGTGTCGATCGAGCTACGTTAGCCGGTAGTTATTACAATACTGATTTATATGATGCCAAAGTTAAAGGTATCGTTAATACAGACGAATTAGAAACGCATCTCAATAGCCGAGGTTATTCTAGCGATGCGTATACAGGCGATGCTAATGCCGGCGACTTATTATTCTACGGCGATAATAATCATGTCGTAGTAAGCGACGGTATGGGCGGCTGCTACGGTAATAGCTCGGATAAGGGCTACGTTATCCACTATCCAGACGTTAATTATGCCTTTAGAAATGGCGAAGCTCCTAATAAGATTATTAGAACGGGTGTCTAAGTATGCAAAACGACTATAATATGATAGCTAATCTTATTAAGAATATGGCTGTTAATGCTGTCGATGCTACAGTACCGGTTACTATTCTTACAGGAAAAGTTATCTCGGAGGCTCCTCTACAGATAGCTCTCGATTCTAAGATGATTATCCCGGAGGAGCGTATTAAATTAACGAAGAATACGAGCGACTGGACCGCAGAAATTAGCGTCGATCATATCACGGAAAATAGGTCCGGCGGTGGTGGTTATGCTTTATTTGAAAGTCATAATCACGAATATAAAGGCCGTAAGAAATTCTTAATCCATAACGCTTTAAAAGTAGGCGACGAAGTATGGCTAATTCGTGAGACTGGCGGTCAGCGTTTTATCGCTTTTGATCGAGTTTATAATCCAAATACGGGGTGTACGACTAAATAATGTTAACTCCTAATTCAATCAATAACCAAATCGACGCTAATACCGTCGTTAATTATCAGACTTCGAATACGTTCAGAGTACGCTACGAGAGCGATTATAAGCTTCTCGGAATGTGCGACGATATCGAAGCTATGAAACAAGCTATTTTTAAAATTATTAATACGGAACGCTATAAATATTTGATTTACGACTGGAATTACGGTATCGAACTTAACGATTTAATCGGTAAGCCTATCCCTTATGTGTATGCCGAGATTGAGCGACGCATTAAGGAAGCTTTACTTGCCGATAATAGGATTAAGGAAGTTACCGATTTTAGATTCTCGAATAATGGCGGCGATGTACTATGTTTATTCACCGCTAATACTATTTATGGCGAGATTAATAATATATCCAGAGAGGTAACGGCTTATGTACGAAACTAAAACTTACGAAAATATATTGTCCGATGCCCTCTATCGGATAGGAACTAAATACGATAAACGACAAGGGTCCTTAATATATGATGCTGTAGCTCCTTTTGCATTTGAAGCTACTGAATTATATTTAATGGCTCAAGTTATTATCAAACAAACGTTCGCTCAAACAGCCGATCGTGATTTTCTTAAATTACGTGCTGCTGAATATAATATATATCCTCGAGAAGCTACGTATTCCGAAGTTAAAGGCGTATTCTCGAGTGCGGTCGATATCGGTACTCGTTTTAACTACGAAGATTTAAACTTTAGAGTTATCGACGTTATCGATCTAAGTAAAAACGAATTCAAATTAGTATGCGAAACAGCCGGAGCTAAAGGTAATTACTGCATCGGTAGAATTACTCCGATCGAGACTGTTCCGGGATTACAGACAGCTGAGATTAAAGAAGTATTGGTACCGGGGCAAGACGAAGAAGAAACCGAAACCTTTAGGGCTAGATACATTAGAGCGTTAAAATCTAAAGCTTATGGCGGTAATGGGGCCGACTATAAAGAAAAAGTATTAAGCATTACTGGTACTGGTGGTTCTAAAATATATCGCTGTTGGAATGGTGGCGGTACGGTTAAAGTTGTATTAATTAATAATGAGTTTAATAAAGCATCTTCAGAGTTGGTTAAAGAAGTTCAAGTAGCTCTTGATCCTTTGGACGTGGATAAACGAGGTAAGGGCTATGGACTCGCTCCGATCGGTCATACTGTAACGGTCGAAGCTGCTGAAGAAGTCGTTATTAATTATGAGGTACCGGTTTCTATGACGGCCGGTCATACAACTAACGAAATTAAAGACGAGCTTACTAAAAAAATTAAGGAAAAGCTACTCCTAAGACGTAAAGAATGGACGACGCAAGAAGAAAATCAATTCGTTACGGTACGTAGTTCCATTATTACCTCTTTAGCCGTCGATCTCGATAACGTAATCGATGTAGGCGATATCAAAATTAATGGTAAAGCTATTAAGCGTTTAGATTTAAAGCCTAATCAAATTCCGGTATTCGGCACGTTAACACTTACGAAGGGATAATCTTATGAACTTCGATAAATATAGACGCATCATCGACTTATCTGAATTTGCCGTTCCGGTATCGGGTAACGTTAAGGAAATGCAAGAGATATATCGTACTGAAAGCGTCGAAATACAAGCCTTATGGAATACGATGGTCGATATCTTTAGGGAACAATATATCATGACGGCCGAAAGTTTCGGTTTAGAAAAATGGGAGTCCATATTGGATATTATCCCGGCTCCAGACGATACGATCGACGATCGGCGCTTTAATATTCTACTAGAATTAGCCGGTCAACGTCCTTATACCGAGCTTAAACTACGTGAATTGCTAGACGGTATATGCGGTAAGGGTAACTATCAGATCGAGCAAGATTATAAGAACTATAACGTACATTTTAAAGTGTCATTAGGCGTTAAAAGACAACGTAACGCCGTAGCTAACCTATTAAAGGATATTATTCCGATGAACCTAATCTACGACGTTGATCTATTATATAACCGTCATATTGATTTGAGCCGCTATACCCATAAAGAGCTAGCTCAATTTACTCACTTCGCATTAAATCAGGAGGTCTTACCTAAGTAATGGCTACTTATACTAAGAATGTTAAATTATTAAAGCCAGCCGAAACGGAGAAATACGACGTAAACCTCCGTAACGAAAACTGGGATAAAATTGATAAAGCTATTGGCGATACTAGCGATTTAGTTAAAAAGCATAAAGAAGCTAACCCTATCGATCATCCAGACGGTAGCGTTACGACTCCTAAGCTTCGTGATAAATCGGTTACCTTACCTAAGTTAGCCGACGACGTAACGGCGTTATTACAAAGAACGTACGTTAAGAAAACCGGCGATACTATGACGGGTAATCTCGAATTTAATAACGGTATCGGCGTTATGTTTAATAATGCTAATAATACTATTAAGACTAAAATTCGAGTAGCTCCTAACGGTAATTTCGATATCGGTGTAGTAGAGTCTAATACTGAATATGGCGCTACCGATACATTAAATTTAATTAGTATTAATAAGCCTAAGTGGTATAACAGTAAAATTGGTGGTAAACCTTTAGCTACCGAAGAAGACGTTCTTAACGAGTCTAAAAAGTGTTTGCATTTAACTGGCGGCACTATGAAAGGCGACATTAATTTTGTGCGTGGGCAGTCCGGTCTCAAATTCGATGGCGGTAATAATAAAATTCATGCTATCGGTGTAGGCGGTAATGACGGTGAAAACTTAGACGTCGGTTCTACTGCTAATACCGATCGAGTTGCGCTATGCTCTAAAAATGTTCCGGGTTGGTATAACGGTAGTAATTTCTTCCCGTTCGCATTACAAGGCGATTTTACTATTACGTCCGGTACGATCGACCACGATCAATACTTACCGGTTCCTCAAGGCTTTAACGAAAACGAATGTAACTGGCTTATTAGCTTAAATAATTCAAATAAAGATAATAATAAACTAGGATTATTCAATTTAAGCACGTTAAAACAGCAAACTGTATGCCGTCGTGAAGGTCGTAAGGTTATTGTCGGTACGTATATTGGTACTCATTCTTCCGATACTGACGGTCCTCGATATAATACATTCTATCCGGGTACCGCTAACTATATGTGTATCGCTGTTAGAAGACGAGGTTAAGTATGAATACGATTAAAAAGCAATCTGAAACATTACATACCGGCGACGATTGGAACCGTGTATACCTTGTTAAGGGCGATATCGACTTTAATAATGTAAGAGCTATTTGTAAAGTACGTGACGAAAACGATAATTTACTTATCGAAGCTAATTGCATAGTAGAAGACAATAAAATCTATGTAAGTATTCCTTCTAGTAAGTCGACTAGCCTATCTCGTTCTATCGATAAAGGTTACTACGATGTATTTATTACGAATGGTAGTTACTATCATAAAATCGTAATGGGTAGTATTAAGTTTTATCATAATATTTCTTTACATTAATGGGGGTTCATAATGGAAACAGTTAATAATATCCCCAACGCAATAATAACAGAGGTCGCAGTAGTTCCTTCCTTATCCACTACTATTAGTATTCCGGGTCCTCGAGGTAATGATGGTAAGCCGGGTCTAACAGGTCCGGAAGGTAAGCAAGGTCCTAAAGGAGATCCCGGTCCTAAGGGCGATCCTTTTACATATGAAGATTTTACTCCGGAGCAGTTAAATGCTTTAAAAGTAAAGGGCGATAAAGGCGATCCCGGCATACAAGGCCCGAAGGGCGAGCCTTTTAGATATAGCGATTTTACTTCAGATCAATTAGATATCCTTAGGGGTCCTATGGGCCCTCGTGGTGAAGATGGCCCTAAGGGCGATCCTTTTATATATAAGGACTTTACTCCGGAGCAACTCGAGAAGCTTAAAGGCCCGAAAGGGGATAGAGGCTTAGAAGGCCCTCCCGGCCCAAAGGGTGAACCGTTCAAATATAGCGATTTTACTCAAGAACAATTAAATGCTTTAAAGGTTAAGGGCGATAAGGGAGATCCGGGTCCTAAAGGAGAACCGGGCATTCAAGGACCTCCGGGGCCGGCTCCCGATACCTCGGCTTTTATGGTTAAAAACGATTTACAATTAATTATCGATGAATTAAAGAAACTTAACGGAGGTAACTAATAATGGATCAAGTTACAATCGACTTAATGGAAGAATTAAATAAATTCGGCGGTCATATCACTCAAATTAGAGACGCTATCCAAGCTAAAGGCGTAAATTCCGAAGGCAAATTATTTAAATTTGCCGAAGAAATCAATAGCATTGAATCCGCTAGTACTTATGCTTATGTGCTAGATGCGGTGAAGCGTGCTAATAGTAAAGGCTATTCTGATAGTGAAGTAGTAGATACTCTTAACAATCTACAAGATAAAAATCAACCACCTAAGCCCGAGCCGCAACCAGAGCCTAATTTTGACGCTGCTGCAGCTACAGAAATTCCAACTAGACAATTCTATGGCCGCAGCGATTTAGAAGGATTATTAGAATGTCCTAACGTAGTTAAGGTAGGTGCAGAAGCCTTTATTGGTACTGACTACAACATTGTAAAATTACCAAAGGCTACTGAAATAGATAAAGAAGCTTTTAGATATTCTAATATTAAAGTATTGTATATCCCTAATTTCGTGTGGAAAGACGGCAATTTAGATTTAGGTAATAATAATTATCCTAAATACATGCTTAATAAGATTGTAGTAGCAGATGAGTCTATTCCGCCTAGTGATATTGGTATTTATAAAGTTGACTTTGAAGTCTACAACCACGACGAAACTAAGAAATGGGATATCTATTCTAATAAATGGGTTAATTTCTAAGTAGTTAATATTAAGTAGTTCATATACTGGCATTTAATAAAATAAAATTCATAAATTAAATTAAGGAAAGCCTAATGAATATTTTAGACATTATTGGCATATCGTTAACCGCTTTAGGCCTCCTCGGTGGCTTTATTAAATTTTTTCATGAATTAGAAAAAGATCAAGCTGATCGTAAAGCCTTCGAAGAAAAAATTATGGTTATGTTCAAAAAATCAGAGGAGCAAAATAACGAGATTTTAAGACAAATCGAAGCTTCTAGGGAAGATAGAAGAGTCCTCGATAAACGTATTAGCGTAGTAGAAGAGTCTATTAAATTAAGTCATAATCGTATAAATGATTTAAGTATTAAATTAGATAAATTACGAGAAAAAATTAAATAGTGTTCATAAGGGGAGTGTTAAGCGCTCCCCATGAGGCTTTTACATGGACTATAAAAGTAAAATATTCAACTCTCTAAGGAATACCTATCAGAGTATTCGAGTCGCTAATATTCATCCTAACGGCGTTTTAGCCGTACGAGCCTTTATATTATTAATGTTCGTAGTCATTATTCTGATTATCGTACAATTCGTAATGTCGTTCATTAAAGGCGACGTATCTCCAGAAGATAGCCGTATTATCGATATTGGTATTAAGATTATCGATCATACATACGCCGTACCCGGAGTATTGGCTACGGTAATAGGCTTATTAATGTTATGGCTCGATCGGAATCATAACGGTATCCCCGATAAATTAGAGGAGGATAATTCTAAGAATGAAAATATTTATAAATCCGGGCCACGATCAGACATATGACTGTGGCGCCGTTAACAATAACTACGGTATTAACGAAGCGGCTATCGCTTACGAAATCGGCAATAAAGTAGCTTATTACTTAAATCAAGTAGGTTACGAAACGCAAGTTATGCAGTCCGATAACTTATACTATGACTCTCCGTATGCAGATAGACCATATCCAGTATGTCAAGCTGCTAACGATTGGAATGCCGATATCTTCGTTTCGATTCATTGTAACGCTGCTAATACAGTAGCTAACGGTACAGAGACTATCGTATATCGTTATGGTAGCGACTCTACTACGTTAGCTACTTGTATTCAAGATCAAATCGTTAATAGCCTAGGTACTACTGATCGTGGTATTAAAGAAATGCCAGGTCTTATCGTATTAAAACATACTGATATGACGGCTGTATTAGTCGAAACTGCTTTTATCGATAATGATAGCGATGCTTTATTGTTAATTAATAATGCTGACGATTTTGCTAGAGCTATTGCTCGAGGTATTAGTGATTATGTGGTTCATAAATAAACGCATATTAATCGGCGGCGCTATCCTAATTCTTATCGCCCTTATGGTTGGCTCTTGCTTCTATTTCTATAATAAAGGCGTTCATGACTCGACTGTTCCGGTACAGAATATAGCTAGCGTTAGTCGTGATAATATACGAGATGCACAATTAAATATGCATAAATATCGTGGCGAAGGCGACGTAAAAGAGGTAACGCATTTAATCGAGAAAGCTAAGACTAAGCCGGCCGACATTCAATATACGGCTCGTACTCAAGAAGAAGCTGATCGTAAAGCTAATACGTTAGCTAAAAAAGATAAAGCCGATTATCTCTTAAAAGAAACGACGGATACTATACATAATAACTATTATAGTATTCACCAAGAGAAGCGTAATCGTATCGGAGCCGGAGTCGCTGTTATTAATAATGATATATATGGCACAGTACATTATCAACGTGATCGCCTAAGAGTCGAAGCTTTTAAGTCGATTACTAATCCTAAAGGTAAGAGCTTAGACGGTGCAGCCGTATCTTACGACTTCGTTAAATTTTAATTTTCCCCATAGTGTTCCCCTTGACAGGAATACGTTGTTAATATATAGTGTTTACGTGGTATCATACAGGGTATCCCCCTCATCTCCACCAAATAAGAAGCGTACATTTTAAGAAATAAGTTTGCGCTTACAGATAAATTTGTGATTATTCGGCTA